CTTAAGCAAGGTCAGCACAACGAAGAGACTATGGACGCTCAGTTCAAAGATTGGGTTTTCGATTACTTCGCTAAGCTTTCTGCTCAAAAGGCTCTCGAGCTTGCCGCTACCGCACTTGCTACCGAGCTTTCTGCCGACACTGCTGTTCTTGACTACGACACGAACGCTGCTTTGACTTCTGCTAACATTCTCGAGAAGATGGAAGGCGCTTACCAAGTTATGAGCGCTAATATGTTGTCTGCCGTTTACGGTGACGCTGACCGTCAGTTGAAGCCTGCTTTCTTTATGGGAACTGCTGCTGTTCAAGCTTACCAAATCGCTATCGCTGGTTTGTACACTACGACTGCTCAAGGTGTTGTTGAGGGAAATATCCCTGCCTACTACGGTATGGAGGTTATCCACTTCCCTTCACTTGCTGCTGGTTCATTCATCATCTCTGCTCCTGAGAACATCGTTATGTTGACTGACAACTACAATGACGTTCGCGCTATCGATATGAAGTACGAATCAGAGCTTTCTAGCGACAAAATCTGGGGTCAGTTCAAGCTGGGATTCTCTTACCTGAAAGGTGAGGAAGTCGTTTACGCCAAGAACTTCGCCTAATAATTAACCGAGGGGGGCGAAAGCCCCCTCTCACTTAAAAACTATATAAAAATGGGATGTGCTGTTGATTTTACTGGTCTTGCAGTTTCTTACGCTTGTGGCTCAATTGCTTCAGGTGGACTGAAGGCCGTATACCTTGCTGACAAGTCAGAACTCGAAGGTCTTGTATCTGTTACTGGTGGCGCTGCTACCTTCACTGTAACTACGACCCTTAAGGCCGCTTTGGTTACTGCTGGTAATGACCTGCTTGAGCTTGGATTTAATAACAAAGACGGATTCTCTAACTTTACCGATGTTAAGACGGTAAACGCTGACGGTTCTGCTTCTGTTGTTCCTACTATCACTATGGAGTTTTTGCGTATGGACCCTGCCAAGCGCAACGCTCTTGAGGAAATCGCCACTCCAGGCGCTGAAATCGTAGCTTTCGTTGAGACTGCTGCTGGAACTAAGCACTTGGTTGGTTTTGACTTCGGTCTTTACGCTGGTACTGTAGATGGTGCTTCTGGCGCTGCTCGTACCGACAAGAACCGCTACCAGTTGACCCTCGTTGGAGAAGAGAACGCACTTGCGTACACTATCTCTGATGCTGAGTGGGCTGACCTCGTATAATTTGATTAACCCCAAACTTGGGGAAAGGGAGGGGTTTCCCCTCCCTTTTTTTATTACCTTTATTCTATGAAACTGATTCTGAACGGACAAACTAACGAGCTATCATTTGTGAAGGCTCCTGCTATGTCAGACATTCCATTTACCATTAAGCTCACCAAGATTGTTGGCGGACAGGAATATGTCTTCGACAACCTATACGACAAGTACGAGTTTGATGTAGCCAAAGACTTTATTGGCCTTGACCTTGACATCTCATCTCAAGAGATTGCTGGTGGCGAGTACAAGCTTGAAATTTATGATGACTTCCGCACATATGGCAAGTATGTTTGCTTGGTGGAAGACTACACTTTTGAGAACTCTGATAGTAACGAAGAGTTATTTACCACTACAGTTAAGATAAGTAACTTGTAAATTATTGTAAAAGATGAGCATTTTCAATAAGGTTGTTGACTTCTTTGCTTCCAACACTTTTGTCGTTGCGAAGGATAGCAACATTGCAACCAACCCGCTCGAAAAGTCAATTGAAAATCTTGATAGTCGGTATGCTGTAGGCAATACATTTGCTGGCGACTACATCAAGTTTGGATACGGAGACGACTTCCCTATTCTGCTTCAAAGACTATACAACCAATCACCTGTTCACGCTGGTATTGTTACCAAGAAAGCTAAGATGGTTGCTGGTAATGGATTGCTCTACAACGTAGATGCAGCATTCAAGGCTCCAATCAAACGAGCAGAGATTAAGGCGTTCTTGGCTAACTGTGCTGGAAAATCACAAGGTTTGTACGAGCAGATTGTACACGCATCATTCCAACAGGAGCTGAACGGAGCATTTGCTTTCTACATCAAGTGGAACAAAGACCACAACAAGCTTATTGAGTTTAAGTCTTTGGATGTAAAAGGTGTGCGGATTGCTGAGCCAGATGAGAATGGTCGCATCACTCACTACATTGTGCGCCGTAAGTTCGGTAAGGGCGATGTGTCTATGCAACACAACCAGCCCCGTAAGATTGCTGCTTTTGACAAGTTTGGTAAAGAACAAGAGCAGATTCTTTATGTCAAAAACCCATACAGCAACAATTACTATTATGGTGTGCCGAACTACATTTCAGCGTTCCATTTTATCAGTGCGGATTACGAATTTGGTAAGCATATTCGAAACTCAGCCGCAAACGGTTTTACTCCGAAAGTTCTCGCAACATTCGTTGGACGTAATATGTCGAATGAGCAAAAGAAGTTAGAGTTTGATAAGTTCAAAGCTTCGTTTGTTGGTGCTGAGGCAGAAACTGTAATCGCCTCTTGGGTTAAGAGCAAAGAAGATGCTCCTATCTTCACTCCGCTTGACATCAGCAATCTTGACAAGACTATTGACATCCTTAGCCGTCTAAACGATGCTAAGATTCTTACTGCTCACAACGTAACCTCACCAACTCTTTTTGGTGTTATGGTGGCTGGTAAGCTTGGAGGCACAGGTAACGAACTTGTTACTGCATACCAGATTTTCCGTGCTACGGAAACACTTCCTAACCGAGCTAACATTATGGATTCGGTAAACCGAGTTATGGCTACGGTTGGCTACGACAAGATTGACTTGTCCATCATTGAAGAGAAGATTGACCTCGAATCAATCAAAGGAGCAAACATTAACGACATACCTGCCGAGCAATGAGCATTGTAAAAGTCATCTTTATTGACGACAACTACGTTTACCAGAACTACCCTCTTCCAAAGAAGCTGGACCGTTCTTCTTTGTTGTCTCTTATTATGCTTGAGCAGGCTACCTCTATTCAGGACTTGCTTGGTACGGACTTGTACGAAGATTTGGAGCAAAAGGTTTACGATGAGGACTTGACTACAGTTGAAGCTGGATTGTTCAAGCTCGTTAAGTACGGCCTTGCTCTTTACGTTGTCCGTAGCGCTATTGCTACCATTCGCACGGCTATTGGTACGACAAAGGCAGAAGAAAGAAATTTAGACCAATATGCCCTCGATGGAATCTCTAGTGGGTTGGACTCTAAGATTAGTTACATCAATCAACGGATTGTAAATTACATCAAGGGTGATGCAACGCTATTGGCGCTTGCTCAGTCCAGCACTAACGATTTGTTCAACGAGGAGGATTCGCAGCAGTCTTCAGTATACTACCCAGTATACCCAATTGAAGGCGATTGCGATACTAACGCATAAGGTCTATGATAGAGAATCTGTTTACGTTTGTCCGAACGCTGGGCAATCAACGCATTGAAGGCAAAAAGTTCTTCGTTACACAGGTTGGTTTACTTGGTACACTAAGTGACAATAGCGGGTCTATTGGTACTGCTGGAAAGGTTCTCTCATCTACTGGAAGTGGTGTTTCTTGGATTACTGTTGGAAGCAGTAACGTACAAAACTTAAACGACCTTACGGATGTAGTTATCAGCACTGCCGCTACAGGCAATTTGCTGCGATATGACGGCACTTCGTGGGTTAACTGGGCACCTAACTTCCTCACGAGTTACGGCTCGCTAAATGACCTCTCTGATGTCACATTAACCACGCCAGTAAATGGCTCTAGGTTAGTGTATGTTCACAGCACTAGTCAGTGGATTGATGCTGCTCCACTTTCGTTAAATAAGATTTACTACGGAACGGATCTTGGTGATGCCGAAACATCTACCGTTGTAACGAACGGAACAAGATTAGGTGTTGGTAGTTTGGCAATGCCAACAAATCTTACAGTTGGACAAGTAGACATAACAACTGGTGTTATTGGAGAAGGTTCCATTCACATTGGCGGAGTTGATGATGCTGACATATATCTGTTAGCGTCAAAGAACAAGATTCAAGTAGGAAGTCAGGTAACGGAATTCATTCCAAGTGAAACAGAGGGAGAAGAAGGAACAACTGAGACCACATTTACTCCATCAACGCTAAACATTCAGCCACTCGGTGGGCAAAGTGTTTTTGGTGGACTGGTTACGGCTACTGGATTCAAGACTCCATCTGGAATCAAAAAACAAATACTTCTTGCTGATGGAACTGTTAGTTCTACAAATGCAGCGACAAGCGGTCAGATTCTACGATGGATTGAGTCTGGTGGTGTTGGTCAGTGGGTAGCGGATGATGAGGGCGTTTCAGGAATACCAGGTCTTCAAGAAGTAACTGATGTAGGTAGCACAACTACTAACTCAATTACTGCTGCTAACCTAAATACTGGTGGCACTTTAACTGCTGCTGTTGTAACGACTCCGTTAATTGAGCGTGAAGGTGTTCTCACCATCAACAGCGAAGAGGTAGTTGACCAAGGTGACCCAAATCCAAACTTGCTATATGTCTCTTGGTTGGGAGACAATAAGTTTGTTGTTAACGCTGACGGCTACGCTATTGCAAATGCTGGTTTTAAGGTTGTTGGTGGCACTGGCTCTGGCTTCCTTAAGGCTAACGGAACAATCGACACAACCACCTACCTGACCTCATACACAGAGACTCAGACTCTTGATGCTGTTACTGATTTAGGAAACACAACCACAAACACAATCACTGTTGGTGGCGTTACTGCTCCTGAGCTTAACTATGGTGGATTACTGACCATTAATGCGGATTCTGATGGTGGGCTACAGCCAGAGCAAGGAGGCACCGCTGTACCAGTTCTGTCTTTTGAATGGGCTGGAACTCAACAAGGTTACATCGATACAGATGGTAAGATTACCTTCAATGGTTTTAAGACTCCTGCTGGCACATCTTCTGGTTTCCTAAAGGCTAACGGAACCGTAGACACAAACGCCTACATTACCGAGGTAGAGTACATTGATGACATTGGAGATGTTACAATCTCATCTGTTGCTGTTGGTGATGTTTTGATGTTTGATGGTGAAGAGTGGGTAAATGCTGCTATTGATAATGCAGACTACGTTTCTAAAGTACAGCACGAGGTAAAGGCTGGCGTAGCAATCACGAAAGGCCAGGCTGTTTACGTTACTTCTGCTGACGGAACAAATATGATTGTTGGTCTTGCTTCTAACGCGAGTGAGGCAACATCTTCTAAGACAATTGGACTTGCTCTTTCAACTGCCGCAATAAACGGACACTTCTTTGTAATCACAGAAGGTCTTATTGATGGACTTAATACAGCAGGGGCAACCGCTGGTCAACCTGTTTGGTTGGGAACAAATGGTAATCTAATCTTTGGATTAACCAATAAACCAGTTGCTCCAGCTCACCTCGTTTACATTGGTGTAGTTACTCGTGCAAATGCAAACAACGGTGAAATCTTTGTTCACATCCAAAACGGATTTGAACTCAATGAGATTCACGATGCTTTAATTGCTTCCCCAACTGTTGGGCAACTTCTTCGCAGGGACTCTGATGGCCTTTGGAAGAACTGGACTCCAAACTACATTACAGCTAGTAGCTCTGATGTCTTAACGAACAAGAGAATAAATCTATCTACTGGCCTTACATCCGCGACTCCAGTAGACTCTATAGATGGATTTTTAGGTCAAAACGACATACTTCTATACCAAGACGGAATAGACAAGGGAGGCACAATAAATGTTGATGAGCAAGGAAATATAACCATATCTAACCCAGGTATTGGTTATTATTCTGGCGATGCCGCTACCGAAGGTGGAAGTAGATTCTCAGTAACTGTTGCAGGCAACACACTCACTGGAACAATTGCTGAGTTCAATGCTGCACTTACAGATGGAGACTTTGCTACACAAGCTTACGTTAGCACTCAGATAGCTAATCTTGTTGATGGCGCTCCAACTACACTGGATACGCTAAACGAGCTTGCTGCTGCTCTTGGTGATGATGCAAACTTTGCTACAACGGTAGCAACAAGTATTGGAACAAAGCAGAACCAACTTAATGGTACTGGATTTGTAAAGGCAAACGGAACTACGATAACTTACGACAACAGCAGTTACATAACTACTGAGTCTGACCCAGTGTTTGTTTCAAGTGTAGCCTATGGAATTACTAGCGAAAACATTACCAACTGGGACACTGCATTTGATTGGGGGAATCACGCAGATGCTGGATATTTAACTTCACTGCCAGACCACACTCATACCATATCTGATGTAACAGGATTACAGACCGCACTTGATGGTAAGGCAGCACTAAGCCATAACCACGATGATAGGTATTACACTGAGACTGAATCAGACGCTAAATTCTATTTAGCTACAAACCCAAGTGATTATCAAACGACATCTGGTACTGTTGCAAACATTGCAAGTGGGGATATAACAAATCTGAATGCGGCTTGGACTGGGGCGGGCACATCTATTGGTAATGGGTTCCGTGTTTATCGTTATAATGATGTTGCCACAAACAAACCAGTAAGTGGTGATAATGCTAACTGGCTCATCAACATCTACTCGCACCCAAGTGGTGGCACTGCATCTTATGGTCATCA